GGGATTAGATTTACCATTGGGAACCATAACATCGCAATATTTTGCAATCTCAAATAGCCCCCATTTATCAACATTATTTAAGCCTATCTGTTTTCCTAGTCCATATCTTGGATTAGTGATTAAATCATGAAATATCCAAGCTGGGTTGTCTGTCCATTCGTATTTTATTGTACCGTCAGAATTTCTTTTCCAATCCCCATTCCAATCTTCTGTTGAAGCACCCAAAGCCGCTCCATTTTCATCATACATTTGATCCAATGAAGAGTCTCCGCCATTGGAAATTGAAGCGCCTCCTCTTGAGGCTCCATACGTTCTTAAGAGCGTATTGTAGTTATTTGGAACTCTTACTTTTATACCTCTTGTTAAAAATTTTCGTTTAGGTAACGCAGAGAAAGAGTCAGCCCTAAACCTGCTTCTCACATATGCAGAGTTTGGATAACAGTATCTTTCTTCATATATTTCTACTATAGAGTCAACAGTCGTTGTCGCTCCTTCACTGCTAGAAAAAGAATCGAAAGTAGATCTGTATATCGCCACTTCCCAACCCATAAAATCTGGGTCTTCCATTTCTTGTTGATATTTAGAAGTATCAACTTCTACTAGAGTCTCTCTCATGTAGCCAGCGGCTACCCTGCCGAACACTGTTTCTTTTTTTACGTTTGTCGTAGTTTGATTAATTTTGCCTGAATCGTCCCTTGGGAAAAAATCTGAGTTTTTGTAATCTTTTGAGAAATATGGCCTGTAATCTATTCTATATTCTACAGTGTTACCTTTCGTGTCTCCTTTGCCGACTTTTGGCGGTGATTGGCCTTCTCTGTATTTAAATGGCCCTTCTAACTCTCTCTTAAAGAGGCTTCCTATTTTTACGTTTACTTTAAATGACTTACATCTTTTGTTTAATATTTTGTAAAAGTTAGCTTGATGTCTTCCAAGTTCATCTTCACCCTCTTTCAAAACCATTTGCTCTGGCAAATAAGACTCTTGTGACTCGTCTGTGTTTTTATAAGTTAATTCTGGGCCGAAAAGTCTTTCGCTTATGCTTCTTATAACCTGTAATTGATTTGCTCCTACTTCGTCATCGGTAGTAAGAGCTATTGATTCCCCTACTTTATTTCCGGGCGTAAATTGAAAATCTGCGGAATCAAAATTAAAATATCCTTGTTTTGATAAAATTTCTACGTCGTTGTAGTATACTGATCTTAGGTATCCAGATGTGCTGGCAATACTGCCTCCGGGTTCAGTTGGAACATAAGGCTCAAATTTAGCAGATTCGTAGCCAGTGTTACCCAAAGTAGCGTCAAAGACATGAATTCCAGAAGATATTCCTTCTATCTCGCCTTCACTAATTAAATCTATTACTTCTGTAGTGCTAAGAGATAGCGCTCCGGGTGGTTTGCCTTGTTGATTTCTGTCTGTCGGTCTAGGAAACTCTGGGGTATCTATGCCTACGGGTTCTTCGATTGGATCTCTCGGTACTGGGGGCGGAGGAGGACCGCCGCCAGCAAAAGATAAATCTTTTAGCGCTTCGTACTCTACTTTTTTAGTTTCCTTTTTCATTTTACGAAGTGATGTGTCCATCAGCAGCATTTACATGATCAACATCAGTAAATGCAGCGATAACGTTACTGCCAGCCAAAATCTGCCCATAAACCAAAGGAACAGGGTTCCCTTCTCTTACTATGTTTACAGGGCCATTAAACAAATAAGATCCCGCAGTTACGCCCTCTATCTTTTTAGCTTCGCTAAATTCAGGCGGCTCCATCATCATAGCCGTTATACCTGCCGCCGTTAATGCTACACCAGAGGCAAGCATCATTGATGCGAGTGGCCCAGCGGGAGTGAAAAAAGAGGCAACTATTAACACTATTCCAATAGCGGTCATTACGTCTTCACTCGCACCTTCTATGACTGGCACAAAATCTATTGTCTTTATATTTTTTCTATTTAGAAAATAGTCAGAGTTGGCAAAGATCTGAAAATCTTCCCGGAAAGAATCTTCCTCACCCTTAAGAGAACCGTCTAGCATTAACTCTTTGCCATCGATTAGTATCGCAATTTTTTGATTACTCTTAGATTTGTCTATAAGAATTTTATGAAGCTTTTGATTAGTTTTAGAATTAATAGCCCATAAGGCTTCGTTCGGGGAATCTATACAAAGATCCCATTCGCTTCTTCCAAGCTGATCTGCTAAATCTCCATGTAATTTAATTTTGGTCATAGTTTACTTTCGTGTCTATAAATTTTATGAATTAAAGATCTATGATCATTAGTCAGTTTTTCTATTCTGGAGTCTCTCATGTATGGTTGATGTAATATAACTCCGCCTTCAAGGTAAATTGCAAAATGTATTGAAAAATCTATATTTAACTTTTGAGCAAATTTTTTATCGGTTCCCTTCATCCCAATAATGTCATGCTTTTTAAGATCACTAACTTCAACAAAACTATTTTGTTCTAGATACAAGTCAAAGGATTGGTTTTCTCTATAAGCGTTTATCATTTCCATTAGTCTTTTATTAGACTTTGTACCAGCAAGCATAGTGGTTATGTCAGATTCAGATAAATTAACATTTTTTACTATCTCAACTTTCTCATAATCAGACATTTCTATTTTGAGAATTTTTTTATAGTAATCGCTTACAACAGAAAAACAGCCAATTTTATTACAAGAATTAGTATCTTCCCAAGACCTACCTGTTAGTGAGGGTATAAAACCATTGGGATAATAAAAATCAAAAGTTTTATTTTTATGATCAAATAATACTAGAGGAACTTCTAGCTTCTCGCTTACCATTTTGTCTCTTGTGCTGAAAGACTTTTGACCTTTAGTGTGCGAGTGATATATAAATTTTATGTTGCTGTGATAGCGATTGATAAGATCTTTCGCCATTACGAATTCTTCTTGTGGGTTTGACGAAAGATTTTTTGACTCAATTACAGTAAGGCTATCATTCACCATTGTGACATCTTCGTCTATGGGCGTTAGAATAATTCCCCCGCACTCATTTGGGTACTCCCGTTTTGAGTGAGAAATAATTTTATTTTTTATTTCTTCTGTGAGATTCATCTTACAAATTTGTGCCTTACAGCAACAAGAGTTCTTAATTTTAGGGGCTCAGAGTATTCTTCCACACATGAGAATCTATTCATTGGGTGATGCAATATGGTATCGTTGCCCATGTATACGGCGGCGTGAGATAAAAAATCTTCTCCATACTTGTTTATGAAAAGCATGTCGCCTTCTTTTAAATCATTTTTATCTACCTCAAAAAAACCTTCAGATTTATAGTTTTTTCTATAAAGATCCTCTCCCCCGTAATTAAACGACTCGTCCCTTTTATAGTCTTTAATATTAATACCATGTCTAGTTCTATAATAATCTCTTATTAGAGAAAGACAGTCTCTTTCGCCAAGTTGATAACTTCTTCCAAGTAGATCATCTTTTTTTCCTTTTGGAATGTATTCAGTAAATGAATCGGTTTCCAAGTGATACATTAAATACCTCATGTTCTCTGCTTCACTTTGAACTTTATCGAAATGAGAAAAATCTAAGTTGCCGTCTACATGAGAGTGATATACTGAAGCTATTGTTCCCAAGGATGTAGCTTTCAAATAATCGTTCGGAGAGATTTTAAAATGTTTATTTTTTGAATTTGATTGATTAACACATTCAAATACATCTAATTCTTTTTCTTTTTGAATTATAAACCCGCAGCATTCATTTGGAGCTTCTCTTTTTGCGTGTTCAGAAATTTTCTTTTTGAGGTTCATTATGATCCTTCCTCCAGTCTTATTGTTGCAGGAAAGCCTCCAAAAGGTAAGTGACCGTCATGTGTTTTTCCATTACCCGGAACTGCTGCGCTATCAGTTCTAGTTATAGACCCCGTTGAAAATTCGCCAGCAACCCTAAGCCCTTTTTGATCTTTATATTCGTCAGACCATCTAAGTTTGCAGCCAACGGCATCTTTAGAGCAGGAGTCTTGAACCCAGTATGTTAAATTAGGTGGAGCAGCGTATTGATCGATTATACCTTTTGGTATGTCATTTGATTTAGCTACAAAATAATATTTTCTTCCATTTTTTTCTATGTATACAAAATCGCCCTTAAAATAGACTTCTGATTCAGACCATTTAACCGGAGGCTTAGACATTTTATTAAAGTCGTATTCAGGTACAGAGTCTCTAATTAATGTATTTTGACTGTCTGCTATGGGTGGAGCTTTACTTGGTAAATTTAAAGATTTTAAATTATCGCAGTTGAACGCAGCTTGAGCTTTGTCTCTATTAGGGGCATCGTTTGGCGAAAAATTTTGAGCATACTCGTATAGACATCCCTCGCCCCTATACTCAAATTGACAACTTCTTGAAATTACTAACCTGTTTGGCAAATTTTTATTTTCGAAGTCTACAAAAGAAGATAATTCAAATTCTATAGAGTTTGCTGTTTCTACGCTTTTTCTTTCTATAAAGTAAATCTCTCTTGGGAATTCTGCATTAGGGTCAGGCTCAAATCCATCTGGGACTAAACTTTGATCACCTATGTAATTCTTTTTTCCCCCTATGTTTATATAAAAATTATCTTCGTCTAAGTATTTAGCAAATGTCTTTATTCTTGTGACTTTTGCTCCAGTTAGGTCATTTACTTTTCTTAACAGTAACTTAAAATTTTTAAATTCTTCTACTCTTGTCTCGTCTGAAAACAAACTTAATTTTGGCGATGGCGCAGAACCTTTAGTGTTTGCTTCATAGCCTTGCACGATTATTGGTAAAGCTATGTACTTTTGGCCTTTCCATATTATATCTTGCTTAGAGAGTTTTAGATTATTATGAAATCTAAATACAGCATCAGACTTAGTGACCCTATCGAATGGAACGTGCTGATCTAACAACAAATCCTCTGCATCTACTTCAAACAAAGTAACGATTTGAGAAGGGTTTGCTCTTTGTAGTTCGCTTATAACCTTCTTGTTTGATTCAAGCGAAACTGAAGTGGGCAGATCCGGAAATTCATCTATTTTTTTGACAGACATTATATTGTCACCTCTTCAAAAGTAGTTGAAATAGTATTATTATCAAAAAACTTCATGGAGTAATTCCAATTTCTTGATACGAATAATTTCTCAACCGCATATGGAGGAGGTAATTTGAAAATAAAAGATTCCGTTCCTTTCCTTGCGGCAAAAAAGTGAGCTATGGCTTTTGCCTCATTATTAGTCCTGCCTTCAAAAGATACGGTTGCCTTAACTAAGTCTGGGTGTATGTCAGTTAAAGTTCTTTGCTCGTAGCCATCTCCAAATTTAAGGACTTGAGATGTAGGGTTCGACGCTACGGAAAAATTATAAGAAGGCTTCCATATAAAGTTAGGTTTAACTTTCCCTAGCTCTTGTGAAAATTTTGCACCGCCCCATTGGGGATTAGAAATGGTAGGAGCGCTAGTAGTAGAGCCATTTACCATAGAATACCAAAAATATTTCGTATCTAGGTAATTATAGAATACAATATCGAACTTATTGTAAGTCGTCCCTGAAGACCACTCTTTTATTTCGTAAATGTTAACCATACCTTTTTCCTATGTTATTTACACATATTTAGCGATTGATTAAGAAATAAGTCAGTGTAATAAGTATATATGGCTTTTTCGGTTCTGAATAGAGAAGACCAACAGGTTTTCATAGGTTCTGGTCAGGTTTTTGGGATACAGTCGGCTAATGCTTCTTACACGGTCCCGGAGCAACCTATGGAGTTTATTGGCTCTACGAAAATAATTCCCGTGCCGACTAGCTCTCAAGTTGGCCAAATGCAATTTGAGGCTTTGGCTATAGATACAGATCCGTTTATACAATGTATATCCGAGAATAGCTTCAATGCGTATTTAGTGAAAGATAATACGAATTTTAATGATTTTCATTATTCTTTTAATTCCGGGTATTTAGAATCTTATTCTAATTCTTGTTCTGTTGGGGAAATTCCTAGCATTCAAGCTGCTTTTAAGGTTGTTGGAGATATGGGTAGAATACCAACTGGAGATATGGCTACAGACGCTCAAGAAGAGGTAAGTAACATAAAAAATACCACAAAAGTTGACCCAGCATTCAAAATCCCTACTGCCTCAACGATTGAGATCACTTTAGACGAATTTCAGACAAATTTAGTGGATAATTACAGTGTGAATATAAATATTCCCAGAAAAGACTACTATAAACTGGGGAACAGGCAACCGCATCAAGTGAAGATAGACTACCCTATTGTCGTAACAACTAATTTCACAATAGAAATAAACGACTACTCTGGGAACTTAATTAGATCTTATCCCTGTAAACAAAAATTAAAGGATTTTGAAATCAGACTAAAAGATCATAAAACAAGAGAGGTACTAACGAAATTTACTTTTTCTGGAGCGACTTTAGTTTCCGAGAATTATACTGTGAATACTGATGAAAACGCAAAAATATCAGCTACTTACAAAAGCTATATATCCGACCTGCAAACCTTAAATAACAAT